GACGCTGATTCTTGAAAGCCTTACGCAAAGACTTTTTGGCACCGCTTGGGCCAACTGTACGACTGGAAATTTCTGTTGACATTTATATTCCTATGCTGAGTTAAAAATTTGTTACTGTTAACGCTGTCTATGTATGTATTGTACGGCATTTAACAAATTATGTCAACTATATTTTAATTAGATAGATTTTTTTCACGCTCATTTATGGCTTTTATTAAACCAAATTTTCTTATGTCGTCGCTAAACAACATTAGCTCAAAACTCTTGCGTTCAGAAAATAGTGTTATACTTTGGCTGGTCAAATAGTACGGACTATCAATATATCTTTCTAAAAAGATTATGGTTTGTGGACTAAGCTCGATTGGTTCGGTAAATGGCACTTCGTATGATTTGAGTTCTAAATCTTTTACCAAAAATTCATATCCGTCTTCGGTTAACCGGAATGCACTATCTTTGTTTACTCTAGTGCTTTTCCACCATTTCCGACTAAACAATTTGACATTGGCTTCATCTGTACTTTTACCCCAAGTTTCGAGGAAAATTTTGGTCAGCGAAGTTCGACTTATCATTTACAAATAGTACCCTGCGTCAATTTAACCACTTGAAAATCTTCACAGCCGAAAGTAAGATTTAATTTTTTTGCTAAATTGTGTGCATGTCCAGGATTTGAAAAAGAAACTTTTTTATATTTGGGTCCTGGATAAGAAGTAAGACTATTAAATGACTTCAAATTAAAAGGTTCGTTTTTATAAAATACAGCCCAAATGGCTTCAGACTCGAGAATTTGCTCGGCTTTATAATTTTTCTTGTTTATATATTCAAGTAATATTTTTGGCTTTGGTCTCGACATTATTTGCGTCCTGATAAGTACGCATATATTTATCTAAATTATCCTTTAAAATCTCCGCCATCTAACATGATATTAACCACTTCATTCTCTGTATTATGCTTTAGTTTATTAAACAAACTTTCATAATCTTGCACCAGCTTATCTTGTATTTCAGCAAGTGCTAAATTAAGTAATCTAGCCTGTTGGATTGGAATTTTTAGTTCTTTGCTTTGACTTAATTCAGCAGCTCTGAGCTGCTGAGTAAATTGCGTTATAGGGGTTAAATTAATCTGATTTGACATTAGAAAGTACCTGTTTCATTTCAAATTCTGTTTTATAAGGTCCTTTGTATGGATTTCTCTCTAATGTAATCAATTTAGGACAAAAACTCTTGACCCAACCTTTGTTAAATTGAATAGTATAGTATCCGGCACAATATAAACTTTTACTCTGGAGACTTTTTGTAAACAACGGCAATTTATTACGAACATCGTACATAGTATTATAAGGTCGAACACTTGTAGGAAATCCGTGACATTCATTAGGTTCTGCTTGTGTTATTTTTACTTTGGCGTTGGTTAAAAAGAATCCATCTCCAAATTCTTTTGTAAGGTCTTGTTTTTTATTAAACATTACTTCGCCGTTAGTATTTGATAATACAAATTTATTATTTTCTTTTTTATGTAATGTTGCGATTTTAGTTCCATCTTGTTCTACAATCCAAAACTTACCATCCACAATAGGCTTGGCACATATAACTGTCATATTTTTCTCCTTTATACTACAAGGGCCCTGACGGCACCCCAGTAATGTATGTATTTATCTCTCATTCTTCAACGAAATCTACTACATTGCCGTCAGCATCTGCACAGATGATACGTACACTATCACCGTCTTCGTTTTTAATTTCAATAGGGCCCCAAATCCACCATTCGGTATCAGTTTGGTACCAAGGATCTTCTTCTCGTTCTTCTAATTCATAGATGCTATTTTCATCAATAAACTCTTGAATTTCTTCTTCTTCCTCTTCGTTTAGTCCTTCAATCTCAACATCATACCAACAACCGCCGTCATACATTTCGTTAAGATCGACGCTTTCAATATTATTGACTTCACAGTCACACATATTGATGCTGTCTTTTTTACCATCGCCTCCAGGAACTTCTACAAACTCGAACTCGGGAGGATTGTCGTCTGTTGTGTTAACAATCCATTCACCGTAGCGAAATCCATTAACAACTGCAATTTTACCATCACCATTTTTTTGAGACCAATACTCATTTTCTTGACAAGATTTTTTATAATATGTACTAACGGTCCATGTTGCCATGATTATCTCCTTATTGGTCTAATGGCAAAGTATTCCACTCTTTAATTAGAGCGATAACTTCTTCTTCTGTATTGCAGATACTTTTTGTAGTAGCCCAGTCGTCCTTTTTATTACGGCCACCGATTTCGACCATCCAACCGTTATCGTAACGATTGATAGTGATGCTTTCGTTTACTTTTGCTAGTTTTGCTAATTTACTCATTTAGTTCTCCTTGATATTTTGCCTGAAATGGTTCTGCATATTGCTGAATATTATCAGCAATCTTTTTCATATCCCAAGCATTACAAAACTTGAGCATACGAATGCCAACTTGATCCACTGTTTTAGGTTGAGCATTAATCTTAATTGTTTCTTGAATCTTTTCTTTAATGTCTGCAGGTTGTGCTGTAAGATCGCATAATTGTACATTGCGTTGATAATCTTCTAGAACTCTGTGTTCTTCGCCATTATGGTCAACCCATCTCTGAAGCATGAGATTGTTCCACGCAAATCCGCGGCTTTTACGGTCTTCGAACGCTTCAATAAGACCAACTTTGTTTTTAGAACCTTTAGTACGCACACCTGGATACGCTGAGAAGACATTATCACTGGTATCACCACGCATACATTTCTCGAACAGCATCCACTCTGGGTCTTGCGCTGGCTTTGGTTCGCCTGTCTTTTTGTCTTTAACGGGTTTACCTTTGGCATCAAAGATTCCTTCGTGTGTAATATGTAAGTCACCTACGCCATTATATTGGCTGACATTAGGACTAACTAATTGTGCAAAATCTCCATCTGTGCTAATAATCACATGCTTTGCATCCGGATGTGCTTGTATCCAGCCTGCAATCAAATCATCTGCTTCTAAGTTTTCATGGCGCATTACAGTAGCATTGGTCTTTTCTGTAATGAAATTTTTAAACTCATCAAATGCTTCCCAGAACAACTTGTCTTCATCTTGTTCTCGTTGCGTCATCGCCGCACGAGTTTCTTGTCTATTAGCTTTGTAAGGCTTGTAATAGTCCTTACGCCAGCTACGACCTTCGAGACAGAATACTACATGAGTACCGCCGAAGTCATTCCATGCTTTTTTAATGCTGTTAAATGTAATATGAAAGGCCATGCCAAGTTTTATTTCTGCATTGCCTTGTACCACATGACGGGCACGGAAAAATGTGTTTGCTGTATCAACAATAATATATGTCATTCTACTTGAGCTCTGCCGTTAGGCAATTTACTAACATTAATAAAACCTGCACTAGATCTTTGGGGATCTTGTCCAGCCTCGACAAGCATGTTTGCGGCCAGTTCTCTAAACCAACGATCTACAATTTCTTCTTCTGGATCGCCATCAAAACCGTAACCTGCTTGTTTCAATTGTACTATAAACAAGTCGTTCCAGTCAAGCTCGAAAAAGCCATTTCTAACATTATCTGGATTAATCTTAGTTTCCAAAACAGCAACATATGGCTCACCCTTAGCAGTAGCACGAGCTTTTGGATCCATTTTGGCTTGCTCTTCTTTCTGTTGAGCTAGTACAGTTTCGGCAACTGCTTTATCTCTAACTATCTGGAGTGCTTCTTTTTCGGCTTCTAGCTGATCGATCCCTAACCATTTTCTAAGTATTTTTTTCATTTTTTCTCCACGCAATTACAGTCTCTGCCTTGCCTACAATTGCCAGTACATGCGCTATCTGGAATTTTTTTTATAAATTGGTAAAATAAAAATATCATAATTATCCATCCAATAGTAAAACAAAGCATAAAAAACATTTTAAGTTCCCCATTCATTTTTAAATAAAGGAACTTGCAGTCTGTCGCTATATCGTAACCCGGCCTTCATAGCTAATTCTGCTACACGGCGATTATTTAAATTATAAACACTTTCTACTCCGCCTACTGGCATTAGGTATACAGGTCCTTCGAATCCTGAAGCTCTATAAATATCCATGACTTCGATCGCTTCGTATGCATCGTCTTCAGTTGCTACAACAAATTTAAGATAAGTAGAACCAATTTCTTGATATTCTAGTACCACATCTGGACAAATAGCTTCTTGTCTACTTTCACCACTAACACTAAGTTTAGGACTTACGCTAAATGTTAGTCCTCTTCCAAAAAATCCATCCCCGTTCCATTTTAACAAATATTCTTTAAAATCTTTTGTTAGATGTTGGGTACCATTTGTTTCAAAAGTAATCTCTTTTAATGGTCGCATATATTCGTGATCTAACAAGTCGGGATATTGTTTTTGCCAACCTAATAACGGTTCGCCACCTGTAATGACCAAATGTTCGTCTTGCCAACTTTTCCAAGGCAAAATTTCCATAATGCGTTCTACAATAGCATCAGTAGTCATCATGGGACTAAGATCTTTAAACCTAGGATCCCAACTAGCGTAACTATCACAGCCTGTACTAACTAATGGCAATTCTTCGTATTTGCTATAATGATGTACTACTTGAGCAATATCTTCTGCTTCTGTACTTGATTCGCCACGAGGCATACCAAATCCGGCACAGCGGAAATTACAGCCGAAAGTTCTAAGGAACACACTAGGCACCCCCATATACCTACCCTCTCCCTGAATCGAATAGAAAAGTTCCGCTATTTTTATTTTACTCATTTTCATCTCTTTCTAAATATTGACTTACTTGATCTTCTGCATCTTGAATACTTTCTGCCCATACTGTAAAAGTAGCAATGCCGTCTTTAGCATGAACATCAAATGGAACAGTTCCATTAGGCAACCAACCTGGCCCGACTTCTCTTTTAATCAAAAATTTATTTAGGCTTGTATTTTTCATACGATAGATTAATTCATCTGTTATTTGTTTTGCATTAGTCATTGTCTTCCTTTACAGATCCCCAGGGGCGTTTATTTCCAGCCCAATCTTGTATGTTACAACTCCACAACATTAAACGGCAATAGACTGGATATAGCCACGCCCAGTCAAACCAATTCATTGGAAAACTAATCCAGTGACCTAAGTAGTATAATATTTCACTTAGGATTCTAGCAAAGATTTTTTTAATCATCTAGGAGCAAAATCTTGTTGAAGTTTAATATTATCAAAGAATTCTTTTTTTGTACCTACATCGTCTTTGAAAGCACCTTTAAGTACTGTAGTTTGTGTTAAACTACTATGTGCCATAATTCCACGATTTTCGCAACACCCGTGCGTCATTTGCAAGTATACACCAATATCATCTGCACCAGTAGCTTTGCCTATTTCCTTAGCAATGTCAACACAAAGTTCCTCCTGGAGAGTACCTCGTCGGGCACACCACTGTGCGATTCTGGAATACTTAGATAAACCAATAAGTTTATCGGCAGCAATAATACCAATATAAGCCACACCAGCCACAGGTTGGTGATGATGACTGCACATACTACGCAATTCACTACGAACAACAAGCATACCTTCGTAACGGTCTTGCGAATCATTTGGGAACGCTGTTGCGTCTGGAGCTGGTTCATATCTTCCACTCATCACCTCATTAATATACATTTTTGCCAATCTGCGAGCAGTACCTTTACTACTAGGATCGGTTTCTCTATCAATCAATAGTGCATCTAATACTTGTTCAAAAGCCTTTGTAGCCTCTTCGATTAATTTTTCTTTATGTTCTTCTGTAACATATTCGCTGATATTATCTCCAGCCCAAAAACGTTTGTTATCACGCTTCATTTTAAAACGCAATATATCTGCTAAATTAGATTCTTTGTATTCTTTATTATCATCATCTTGCATGTCAGCACCAATTTTTATATTTTTGTATGTTTCGGATTCAGTCATTATTACTCCTATTATAGTATTATATAGGTTTATTTAGGTCGTTGTCAAAGATTATGAGCTCGAATTAAATTCCGACATTCTTCTTTAACTTCTAATGGAATATCAGGACTAATTTCGGCAATTCTACAATCGTATTTAATTTTTCCGGCATGCTGCAAGGCTAACCAGATAATAGACATAAAGACCGCAAAGCCAATAGTTATAATCATAATAGTATTTAGAATTTGTCTGAGAGTAGAATTTTGCATAGTTCGTAATCTTTTTTTGATTTAAAATGAAATGCCATATCTTCATATCGTGGGTGATATGTATAGCGTTCTCCAGGCAATCCAAATACTTCTACAACATCACCACATATTTCATTCCACCAATTATTACCTTGACTATCCCATGGAATTTCTATTTTAAAAGTTTTTTCTTTCATTCTGTCTAGCTTCTTCTAGTTGTTCTAAAAGATATTCTTTGTAAAAATTCAAAGCATCTATAGATTTTATATTGTCCATAGATGATATATCTTTTTCAACTTGCTCAATTTTTTCTTTTAATTCTTTTACAGTAAGGGTCATTTTTTAAACCTTGTCGCAATACTACCGCCAAATAAACAATTAAATGCTAACCAAGTTTGCCAAGTTAATTCGATATGCAAAACTGGAAATAAAGTGTTTAAGGACCAAATGCCTACGATAGGACCAAAAGCTACGGCAATAATAATTAATAAAATTGCAAATATAAGTTTTACTAATGCTGAGGTCATTGATTATCTCCTTTAATTTGTTCCCACATTCTATATTTGGATAATTCCTTAATATAAGCATCATACATCTTTTTAAGTTTAGGATGTTTAGCTTCTAGTTTAACATCTCTTTCTGGAATCATCAAGACTTTCTCAATGGTATTCAACCTTTCTTCAAGATCTACGCCATTTATAAACATTCGACCTTTAACGTCTAATTGAGGCGGATTAGTTTGATTGATCCTTAATACTTCATTGGCTGTGGTAGTAGTACCAGTGGCCCAGTAAGTACCATTACTGCCGTTACTAGTTAAGAATTGTCCAGGCGTTTCTGCAGCTGTAGTACTAGTTGTGTAGTATGCCATTCTTTTTATCTGCCAAATACTGTTCGTAGTGTATCCATTTATTGTTCACAAGAAAACCCCACTCTCGTTTTTTAGGACCTACAAAAAATAAAGTCCAGGCATTTACTCCTGGTTCTAATTCTATTCTATGATAGTTGTTCATCCCGCCAAATCTAAAACTACCTGGACCGCGCCAAACTCGATATTCGCTAAACTTTTCTCCAAGGGTATTGAATACCGGAATCCATTCCCAATATCCACCCTTAAGAATGATGGTAAAATAATTCCAGGGATGATCGTGAACATCGTCGGGATCAGATTTTAAAAACTTGTGTAAAAATATATTATAGGGAAATGTAATTCTTTCTTTAAATAATACATAGTATCTTTCTAAGTATGGTTCATTTTCTGTACGATCCATAATAATTCGTTTACGGTCATGGCGTTCAAGCCAATTAAGGCTTAGGTCTTTTATCTTCTGGAGTATCATAGTGGTCCTTCACTAGTTTATAAGTTGTTTTGAATTTTTCAAATACTATTTTTAATCCTGGATATTCTTCACACATCTTTTGTACTCGATTCCAATCTGGAAATTGATTAACCCAGTCTTCGGGAGTGTTGAATGTGAATGTAGAATAATCTGTTCCGTTTAATCCTGCTCCAACATTGATAGCATTTAGCTGACTAGTAGTTAACGGGGAAATAGTACCACCTATAGCTCCTGTGCTTATAGTTATAGTGCTTCCGGAATATCCTGAGTATCCTGTATTAGGATTATACCCTGTTATTCCGGAAGCACTTGAATCGTATGCTGTTAGTGTTATAGTATCTGACAGCCCACTAATTGTTATAGGATCGTTAATTATGGATGTAGTTGAGTAATTCGGTGGCACTGAAGAATCGGTCATGTAAATCCTTTGCTTGTTTTCGTATCAGATGAATCCTTGTTGTATAATTATCCATATGCTCCATTATTTTACGACATAAATCTGGTCTGTAAACTGTATACGCATCAAAACTTTCAGTCCACTTACTAGGATACTTAAATCCTTCGTAATACATCTCTGTGTAACTAAGTCTATCCGGAACCATAGGAATAGCATCAACCACCGCACCTTCATAGCAACTAATGCCTAAAGTTTCTTGTAAGTTTGCACTAAACACCATTTTTGCTTCTCCTAACAATTTATGATATTCATGTTTTGTTAGTTGTTGATCCTGGCACACTACAAATTCATACTGCGGTAAGTGTGTAGCCAAGTCTCTGAAAATCTCAACTTGCTTCTCGGGTGCAATGCGATGCGGAAAAAGAATTAAATCACGCTTGGGCATATTCTTATACATGGTTAATGTATCTTCCATATACTCCATTGGCCAGCCCGTGCGTACAATTTTTGTATCGTATAATTCTTTAGCAGGAGTAAATCCTAATAAGTTTTCGCAGAATAATTCAATATGAAATTGCGTAGCAAAGTAATTATGATCAAACGCATGATAGAAACTCTTCTCGGCGTGTCTAACCCAAGGCTTATCTCCAACTAAGCGTCCAAGAAAGTCTTGAGGATCATAACTACCA